CGATGCGGGTGGCCTTGTGTCCTCCGATGGCTTCCACATATTACGCTCAGCATACCACTTGCCAGACCGACCCTCTTTAATTTCTATGTTAATCCACTCCATATCTGGGTCATTTTTTTTCTGCGTTGAAATCCATGGGCCTAACTCATCAAGCTTTAATGACAGCTTAAGCTTTACAAAGTCTGGCGCATTACTGTCAGGAAGTTTAACAATCATTCCATCAACAAAGTTTTTTTCTTCACTCATCTTATGTTCCTATTTGGATTGGTTTTCATTACCCTATTTTCATAGGTCGTAAAAATGCCACCTTTAGATGGCGCTAAGTTTAATGCCTCCTTAATATGGTTCGGAGTATCTTCAACAATATCACGAAGAAGATCCCACTCTTCATTAGCAACTGCGCTTTTAACATCACAAACAAAGTCAAAGTTTTCACGCACTGATTCCATGTACGCAATAAACTCTTCATATGTTTCTACCATGCTCTTTTAGATCCTGACTCTGCTTTGTTTCCATCATCGTCTTTATCTGCACCAATACCTAAAGCCATAGACAAGCTATATCTTTTAGCATAAGTGACGGCGCTACCAAAACTTTGAGCTGTTGGCTTGTCTGCCCTAACAATCATCTTGCCGGTGCTTAATGACTCGCCATGCCCATGTAGTACAGTTTCGATACAGGCTCCAACCTCGCACTCATGGCTAATCTGCTGTATGAAAATACCCTTGTCGTTAAGGTGTTCTTTTGCATAGTCCCATAGCGCTTCAAAAGGAACGTATTGGCTTTTAAAATGAGGGTTCGTTGCTGATGCCTTGGCGTGTGACAGTTCACGCTGCACATCCAGAAGCAAATAAAGCAGATCACCAGTGGTTTTTTTATCGTTCATTCCTGACTCCTTGATTGACCGAAAAGAAGGATGACACATTTGATAACATTCGTCAACCTTTGTAAACATTAAAAAACATGGCGGTAATTGTTGACAGGTTCGTCACCTTCCGTCAAGATTGAGGGTTCCGGTCTTAGCTTAAGGGGAGCTATATGCAAGATGATTGGGCGCTGTATTGTCTGGAAGAAAGCAGACGAAACCAACAGCCATCCATTACTACAGCTGAGAAGCCCGTCAATGGCTCCACAGTAAATAATCAGTTAATCAATGGGGGATCACATGCCCCAGTTAAATCGTCCCTGAGCAGGCTTATAGACGCCTCAGTCAACGGGCGAATAAAAGAAATAGAAGAGCGGCTTGCCAAAGAGCGGGATGTAATTCCTGGCATGGTTACTACCGGCACTGTCACCTTGGTCTATGCCCCAAGTGGTGCAGGCAAGACTGTCTGGATTCTTGGAAATCTTTTTCAATCTATTAGAAATAATTTAATCAGCGGGTCTGATGTCATATATTTTAATGAGGACGATGGCGCTAAAGGCGTGCTTCAGAAAGCAAAGCTTGGCAAAGATCACGGAATAACCATGGTGACTTTGGCAACCTCGCCAGACCCCAGCCTTCGCACAACCACCGACGCTTTGAGGTTGTTAAATATGATTCGGCTTGAAGGTGAAGCAGATGGAAAAATAATTATCTGCGATACCCTAAAGAAGTTTGCTCCAGTGCTTAACAAAGCTGACATGCGTGAGGTTCTGCACGTATTCAGGGAATTTGCTGCAGCTGGTGGCACAGTTGTATTGCTTGGGCATTGCAACAAACATCGGACGATGGATGGCAGGCTTGTATATGAGGGTGTTGGCGACCTTAAAGCTGACGTTGATAACATGTTTGGCCTTGATCCGCTTAATGATAAGTTCTCAGAATGGCAAGAGCTTTTAGTAATTAATGAAAAAGATAGAAGTCAGGTTAGTTTTGAGGGTGGGTTTAAATATAAGCAGACAGGAATGTTAGTTGGGTATTCAGAATCAGTAGACTCTGTAGAGTTTATGAGCCCCGATGATATATCAGGCTTGAAGACAAAACAGCGTGGTCAAATAAACATTGGGAAAGCACTAAGCAAATATGAAGATGAGTTTGTTTTGTTGCAAAGTGTTATGAAGGATGGCCGCTCATACTCACAATCAGATTTGTTTGGCTTGTTAAATGATGACGAAATTAATCCAAATGGATGTTCAAGAAAAACACTGCGAACATGCATAGACTTACTTAAAGATAACTATCTTAAGCTAGAGCGACGAGGTGCACATGGTAAAAAGTTTTACCGATGGCAGTCTTTCTAGGATCCAGTTTGCCCAGGATGCCCAGCTTGCTTCTAATGCCCATGGTTTAGGGGGCCGGTTCCCCTTGCCCGCCCCCTTTTCTATGGGCACGCAGGGCATCTTGGGCATTCTGGGCATTCTGATATGAGCGATTTAGGAGAGCACATCATTGCGCTAATCGCAGTTATCCTAATTACTATTAGTTTTCAAATCATCGAAATGTGGAGCGTGTTATGACAGATGGACATCAATGGCTTGTAGACCATAAAGATAAACTTGATTTCTTTATTGCATTTATTACTGCGGAGCTTCAGTCTGGCAGTCATCACTTATACTCAATCAAGCCAGCCGGAAGAAGTGAAAAGCAAAACAATGCAATGCACTTGTGGTTTAGGCAGATTGCTGAAGAGCTAAATGATGGTGGCTACCACGCTACTCATCCATTTAACAATGAAGTTGAAGTGCCTTTTACCGAGGTGCTTGTAAAAGAAATGTTGTACAAGCCCGTCATTAAAGCTATGTACGACAAAAAATCTACGGCGGGGCTGTCTGGAAGGGAGCTTAGCGAAGCTGCTGAGGTGCTTGTTAGGTGGCTTGCGGAACATAAAGGATTTCTTGTGCCATTTCCAAGCGATCTAAAGGAGTCAACGTAATGGCGATTAAAAGAGAAGCTTGCGATGTCTGGTTTAGCAAGTGTGTTCGGCACAGAGATCAACACCGCTGCCAATATTGCTTTGGAGAGGGCACGGACTGCGCTCATATTTACGGAAGAGCACGAAAGTCTGTGCGCTGGAGCATGGATAACGCAGTTACGCTATGCCGATACCACCACAATTGGTTTGGATCTAATCCAGTTGCCTTTACTGATTGGCTAACAAAGCTATATGGATCTGGACATATGGATATCTTGCGAGAAAAAAGCAACGCAGTACTTAAAACAAATAAAATTCTTCGTAAGGAAATTAGCGATCATTATCGCGCTGAGCTTCGAAAAGCAGAAGCTGAGCTTGGTTATGAGATTGTAAGTTGGAATTAGTCTTCGTCTGGCAAACGCTTTTGAGTCATCATCCCGCCGACTTCTGCAAGCGGATCAATTCCAAAACGCTCTCCGACGTTGCGAGATGTCCTGCCTATGTCCCTAACTAGCGGTAGCTCTGATGCAAGTCGGGCTACTGGATACTCTCTGTCTATTACTCCAATTGTAGTGCCTGCAATGTCGAACGGCCTTGTGACTGTTATTGGCAATAGACCTTGAGCAAACGTAAGCATGATCCCGTTTTCTTTTATTTTGCCGAATTGGTAATCATTAAGTCCAAGCGTATTGGCTGTTAGTAATGATGCCCATGCATCCCCATACCCTCGCGCAAGACCGCCAGCACTTGCTTCGCCATCGCCAAACAGGAACTGCCTGCCTTCATTAATAACCGCATAACCACCAGCCCCATAAACTGCGTAGCGGCCCAGGAATTCTGCGGCTTTTTCTGGCTTGCCTGCTTTTATATTGCCGACTACCTCGCGGAGCGCGAGCGCCTGCTGCTTAACCACGAAGCCTCGCAACGCCCACAAAGGTCTAAGGTTTGGATGGCGCGCCCATGCTGATGGCCTGCCTGCTCCGCTAATTAACTGCTGTTGACCAAGGCCAGCAAACATAAGCTCTTCAACAAGATCCCTTCCCTTGCCTGTATATTTTTGCCAATCAATTCCATGTCGCTGTAATTGGCTAGACAAAATATCCAGCTCTGCTTTGTTAAAATAAAACCCCCAGTTTTCTTTGAGAGTGCCGGCTTGGGCATCGTCAGCAGCGCTTTTTAATACGCCACGCATAACCCCTTGCTTGCCAACTCTATCCATTGCAGCAAAACCAGAGCCTTTCATTAAAAAGTTAGCAGTGTTTCGCATTTTTTCTGCAGTTGTAACCATCCAGTTTGTTGAGTCACTTGCTTGATCGCTAATAATATTTACAAACTCACCCATTGTTTGGTTGTCTAAACCCATCTTTTTAAGATCTGCGTTTGGCACTTTCTTAAATGGGGTGGCAACCTTTAACCCCTCTCTGACTGCCCCACCTCCATACTTAGCTCCAAGCAGCGGAATGTCTGCAAGGTTGAGAACAGCCGACAATGGACCAGCTAAGGTTAGTGCGTATGCCAGGGAATTTGCTGCTTGAATTAGTGGGTGAGGCGCTTTGGCTTGGCCCATTATTGACTCGGTTATCTCTTTAACAGCAAAGGTTGCACCCTGCTCGCTAATGCCCTTCTTTATTAGCGTAAACTTTAATGCGTCCATAAACTCATCAGGCGTTAACGGATCAGTAGCTGCTTTACGAAGATTTGTAGTAAGCAACATAGGATCAGTTGCCATTTCGCCCGTAGATTCAATAACCATTGACGATCTGTCTAATGCTTTTTGCTTGCGCGGCCCAGCCTTGTAGTCATTAATGCGAACGCCAAACTTGCGTTGTAACTCTGCCATTCGCTGCATTTTAAATATACGCCGCATGTCAGAAACAATTGGATTTTCATAAGCTAAAGGATCGGGCCTGCTTGGGTCTGACTCATTAAGATATGAGCCGCGAGTTCTTTGTTCAAACGCAGGGTCTTCAAACATCTTTTCAATTTCTGCGTCTGTCATGCCCTCCTGTTTAAGCTTGTCACGATACCCTCTGTTTCTAGTATGGAGATACGTAAGATCCCCAAAGTTAGCGCCAAATACTTTTCCGTTTAACTCGTCGTTTTTCTTTTTGCTATAGCCAAGATATCGCTTAAGAACTTTCATGTGATCTGAGTTAAGCTCTCCAGATAACTCTTGCTCAATTCGCTTTATTGATTCATTAAAGTTTTTTCCTAAGTCACCTTTTCCATAATCAAGCAAGACTCCCTTTGCTCTGGTGCTTTCATTAATTATTTTAATTACAGGAACAAGCTCTTCCGATAGGCTGTCTAGCTCTTTGTTGACGATGCGCAACGCAGTTTCATCCGATGCTTGATAACGACCCATAACTTCTGGGCCAACTTCACGACCAAGACGATCCGATGTTCCGGTAAGTTTGTCATTATAAAAGTTACGCAATGAACCCTTTAGCCCCGTCCATAACTCACCGGCAGTCTGCGCTTCAGACAACGGCTTGATTGCATAAGCAGGGTTATCAACCTCTGTATATATAGCAGCGTCTTCCGCCTTGTCTATAGCTCTTTGCGCGGCTTGCGTGTCAATATCATAAGCCTCTTCCGCAATGTCATCAGCTTGAGTCTTTAGCCCCCCGCTTGCCTTTGGGGTTATAGCTGCATCAACAACCTTGCCGAGGGCTAAGCCTGCAAGACCACCAAATGCTGCAAGCCCAGCACGCTCTTCAAAGGTCTCTCCAGTGCCCGCACCATACAAAGCGCCTTCTGCAAAGCCAGCCTTAGCAACACTAGCTCCCGCCTTTGTTAAGCCTTTTACAAGCAGCCCGCCCGAAGGAACAGCGCCAAGAATTTCAAGCGGCAAAGCAAGCCCAGCCATTTCTGGGTTTTTGCGTTTCCACATTTCCCTGGCTACTTCGTATTCTGCCTTGGCTTGACTGTATTCAATGCCTTCCTTTGCTGACCTAGCTTTAGCAACAAGCTCCCCAAGAAACCCAAATGTTATGCCTTCGCCAAACTCAGTAAGCAATCCACGAACATTGTCTTGGCTTTCCTTTGCCCTACGCTGGGCAATTTTAGCTGCAAGATCCATTGTTTCATCAGAAAACTGCGGCGTAGTAGGCGCGGCTTGCGCAGATTTTTTTGAAGAGTAAAAATAATCAACTGCGTCCTTGCCTCCCTCCATCTGCACAATAGACTTTACAACCCCAGAAACTTGATTTTCAGAAATTAAATCGTCGGGGCTTATGCCTAGCTCTTTGCTAACAAAATCAACATAACGTGATGTTTCATTTTCACTTGGCGGAGCATATTTATTAAGAAACTGAGAAAGAGTTAAGCCTCTAGTTTGCGTATCAAGAACAACTTGTTTTTCTAATGCTTTAAGTCCAGCCTGGGGTGTATCAAAAGACGCAAATCCCCCTTCACCTTCTTGTGCGCCTGACTGCCCAACCATTCTAAGGTTTCCAGGATTGTTATTTCGCACGGACAAAGGCGCATCATCAAGCGGCTCTTGTGGTGCAGCAGAAACAGCATTGTCTTTAACGCCAAAACGACGCTTAACAATAGAATCTAAAAGGGCTTGGCTTTCAGCTGGCAATGCCATTGCTTATTCCTTATGGTCGTCTACCAGAAAATAAACCTTCTCGCTCTTCATCTCTTCGTTTGGCTGCTGCTGTATCGTAGCGTTTTACGGCACTTGAAAAAGACTCTCTCCGCCCTTGCTGTTCTGGCGTTACCGGAGAGCTAGGCAATCTAGGGTTGGTCATAGCTTGCGATGGTTTTTGTGGTGTAACAGCGGTTGAGGTTGGGCCTGTTTGTTTTTTTGTCTTTGGTTTTGCTGAAGTCTCTTGCCGATCAAAGGCAGCTATAGCGCCAGCAAGCGCAAGCTCAGCTTCTTTTTGCGCAACTGCTCTAGCCTCCTCTATTTCTTCTTCTGACAAACCGCTTAAGTCTCGACCACCAAGAATGCTGTTAGTTAAGTCTGCAATATCCCTAGCATCAGCTTGGTTTTTATTAGCCTCCGTTTTGGATCGATCCATTTCGTCTGGGAAATTTTCATATAGCCAAGCATTAACTTCGTTGGGTATATCTTCTTCAGCTAACCCAGTAATGCGACCCATTAAATTTGCTACTTGATCTGGATCTTCAAGCAAGTCTTCAATTCTAGTTGAAATATCTCTATTCCAAAAAAAGTCAACATAATTACCCTCTTTAGCAATAAGATTTAATTGGGCCTTGGCTATTGCTTCTGCTCTTGGCTTTTCTGGAACAGAAACTGGGCGCAATGCTTGCGCTAATTCCAGTTTGGCCTGTTCTACTTTAGCGGCGCTGTACATCTTTCTCGCTAAAGGACTGGTAAAATCTTTAATTGGTAGGTTAAGCTCTTTTGCGTCAGCTATTTCTTCGCTGTTCAATGGCCCTACCTCACTTAAAATTTGTTTAATTTCAAGATCAGCCTTTGTTGCTGCCTGCATTTTTTTCTCATTATTTTTAACAGCCTGACCAAGACCTTGGGAATTTAACGATGACACCAACTGGCTATATTGATCGCTGCTTGGGTCAAGGCTTGCTAATGCAGCTTCTGCCGCTTCCACTTTTTTTGTTCTAAGCGCGGCATCTCTCTCAAAAGCTTGTATATCTGAGTTATATTGTATTGTTGCTGCTTCAGTTGCAGCGCCGGTATTTTGTTTCATAAGAGCAAGCCGATCTTCAAGTGCGCCCTGAACCTTTGCCCTTTGCATATATTCTTCATTAGTCATAGGGGCAGTTGAGTTATTCATTTCTTCAATAGCTTGCTCAGTTTTCAGGATAGACATAGCGGTATTAGTCTGCGCTGTTTTTTGAGTAGCCGCGCGCCTGTTTTGGATGTTTTCAAGCCCCGATGTAATTGCTTGGCGAGCTTGTTCATTTTTAGTTTCTGGCAGTAAAGCATTAAGCTCATCACCAAGACCCGTAAGCATTCTCATGTCGCCTGTTTCTTGAGCAACTTGAGCCTTGCGTAACAACTCTATGGTGGCTTCTTGCGTAGATCTTGCTTCGGCTTCATCTGCTCGTCTTTGAGCGCCAAGCATTCCTGCGCCAATGCTCATGCCAGCCGCGCGAGCAAAGTTAGGCTCAGCAAGGCTACCTAATACAGTAGAGCTTAATCTTAAATTCGGACTATAAGCCATTATTTATCTCCAAATGCCCGTGTAATCAACTTGATAGTAACCGCTGTTATGCAGGCTTACTCGCTCAGGATGAGTTTCTATAAGATCTTGGGCCAACACGCCAACTTCAGAACCAAACTCGCCAAGCTTATTAGCTTTGTCATTCCAATCCCACTTGTAAATATTAAATCCTTGTTGGTTTGTGCCAACAAACTCAACATTGTCTTTAAGGCGAACATCTGATATTTGTTTTATGATGTTATTAACAAAGTCAAACAGCCCGCCACTACCGCTACTTGCCCCAGCCGCTAATACGCCAGCACCGACATTGCCAATCAAGTTAGCCTGACCAAGACCCGATGCAAGCGCTGCATCAACGCCCGTCATAGTCGCTTCACCAAACATTCCAGTACCAAACTGCTGAGCTTGTTGAGCCAGTTTGCTTGTAGCAATGCCTTGCTGAAGCGCATTAAGTGACATAGCCTCAGGCACAAACGCACCTTTAGTGGCGGCAAGTGCCTGTTGGAGTTGGGCAGCATTAAGAGCCTGCTCTCCGCTAAGCATTCCTAAGCCAGCATCAGCAAACTGAAGCCCCCTAGTTTGCCTTCCAGTAATTAAGTCCTGTGCGGCCTGTCCAAGCCCCGCTCCGGTTGATGCAAACTGCGTTCCTAGCTGACCAGCTAGCTCTCTTTCTGCCTGGGACTGTTGCATAGCTTGAAGCATTGCCATGTTTTGCGCTTCTGCCCTTGCTTTATCTAAAGACAATTGCTCTGGCGTTCCACCATAAAGGTTTGTAGAAACTCCAAGCCTGCCTTGAGATGCTAGGCGCTCTTCTAATTGAAGCCTTTGCCGTTCCTCTTCTGGTGTCTGGGCTGCTCTTATCCTTCCATAAATGTCCTGTTCTCTTGCGGTTGGATCTGCCATTGCCTCATCCATTAAAGCATAAGAACCCAGCAATCCTTGTCTTGCGGCTTTTTCTGTAGGCAACAGTGTAGGAAGATTTCTTGATAGCTCTGGCGCTGATCTCCCTAAAAAATCTAACCCCATAGACCCAGCATTAACAGATCCAAAAGCAGGGCCAATGTTAAAAAGCGCCTCTCCAAGCAATGCATCTTGAACCTGTTCAGCAGTTCCAGTTGCTCCAGCCGTTAAGCTTCCCCCAGCGCCAATAGAAGATCTACCGGTTCCTGTTGATACAGTAAATGGCTGGAATGTAGACTGAGCTAAAGCCATGCTTGCAAGAGTGTTCGCATCTGTTTGAGCAGCAGCACCAACATCGCCAAGCTTGTTGTAAGCCGTGTTAATTGCGGCTAACCCAGTTATATCACCAAAAAGCGACATTAGTACGTCCCTCCGTCTATGGTGACTGTATCAGCGCTTCCTAAGCTAACAACTACATTTCCAGTAATTGTTAAGTTTGGAACTGTCACCGTTCCTGTAAAGGTAGGAGAGGCAGAGTCTGACTTAGTTGCTGACGCTACGGCAATAGCATCAAACTCTGTATCAAACTCACTGCCTCTAATAATTTTATTTGTATCGCCAGAGGGCAAAGTGTCCTTAGCGCCAAAGCTAGTAGTTTTGCTGTAATTACTCATACTGTTTTACCCATCAACGCTAATACGTTTATTTCCTGAATAGACAAAGCCGCTCCATTTATTGAAGACTCAAGGCCAATTGTAACGACTCCGCCATTACCCGTCCCCTGCACCGACCTTCTAGTAATTAGTAGGCCGCCAGTATACTTACCAACGCCATATTCGCTAACGCCAAAAAATGCAGGATCTTGATCGCCAACATTTATTTCGTAATTAGCAAATGCTGTTTCAAAGTCATATGCCCACTTAACAAATACAGTCCCATCGTTAAGACCAACCAAAGTAGGCCGTATTTTTTTTAATAACTTTATACGGCTTGGATCTCCAAATGTTAGCCCTGGGCTAAAGTATCGAAACTGATAGCTTGAAGAATTGTCTTGATAGCCATCATATTTTCCAATGCCGTCTGCCGTTCCTATGTATAAAATCCCATCTTTATCGCGCTCAAAAGACTTATGCCCTGCTGACGTCCACCGAGTAACACGATATGAGTTGTTTTCAAGCCTTACCTTAAGATCAAAACAATAAACAGTTTGCTGGCTTGGAAAACAAATTAGATAAAAAGAATTTTCAGGGCTGTAAACAGATGCAAGGGGTTCTGTTTCCGCGCTAATTACCTCTATGAGTTCTGTTTTAACATTAACGCTAAGATCAGATAGCGGCAAAGACTTTTCCTGTATTGTTCTGCCTAAACTGCGGAGCCCAGAGTTAGACAAAAACAACACATCAGTTCCAATGCTTTGTATAGAGTTGCGATCAATACAGCCTACGCCAGAAACAGTGTCTGCTAAATTCATTACCGCAGGAGTGTCAGCATTTTGGTAAACCAAGGTGCTATGCTCCCCAAAAATAACAAGCAAATTATTGTGAGTTGCTAAACCAACAACAACATCATGCCCATCAGGCCATGCCTTAGATACATTGATTGAGCCGCTAGAACCGCCAGTAAAATTAACGCCATCTAAAAGGTCAGACCAATAAACAGTCTGAGACTCAGAGGCATTGTCAGTTATCCATAAGCGCCCAAACGAAGCTATTGCCTCATTGCACTTCAATGTGGCCGATGTTGTTGTGCTGGTAACCGTACCAAACGCTCTTAAGCCCGTTGCATTGTCATAAACGAGAGGGTCAAAGCCTCTCTGAAAAAAATATGCCTTGTTGTTAAAGCTAACAATCTTCCAGTTATTAGCATTAATCGTGTATGAGCCTGGAGTCGCGTCAACCAGAGTTGTTGTGCCGGTCATTATCTTATTATTGCCAGTACTAAAAATTACCTCATTGCTAGATTCGTCATAAAAATGATGTATTTTTTGTATGTGGTCAGACCCTAAAACTGTTTTATCTGTTGTAATAACATTTATGCCCTTCCGTGACGCAATTCGCCCACGTTTATCAATTACAGCATTGTCTGCAACATCTGCAAATGACGGATCCTGTGCTAATGGAGAGTCTTCTGTATTAACTCCCTTAAAGCCTGGGGCAATTAAGTCAATGCTTTGTAATGGCTGGGCCATAACTAATCCTATGGTGTATAAAAAATTGTTTCTTCAGGGTGTTTTTGCGCATCTAGCGCAACAGCATCAGACAGGTATTTATCTGCAATAGAAAAGTATTCGGCTGTTGATGTTCCTCCTGTTTCACCCCGCTCTCTAGCTAACAATGCAACCGCTAAATGAATGACAGGCTGGCTAGGAATTGCAAGAGTGTCAGTGTCGCTACTCAACGCTGTCTTGCGTATAACAATCCTAGATTTTAACGAGTACACGCCATCTGGCTTGGGATAAATATCAATTTGCGTGTCACCGTTTGTGTCAACTCCATTGTATGTGTAGTACTCGGGCGCGCCTGATGCTGGGGTTTGCACCAAAAACTTATCATCAAACCAGTTTTGAGTTTGATATTCCATTCTCAAATTAGAAGTGTCGTTGATTATATTTAACACCTTTCCTTTGTCGCCGCTTCCCGTCAATGAATAAGTAAAGTCGCCAGATGACGTTGTGATCGTTAACGGCGAGCCTGACGTGGTTCTTAGCGCAGACCAGTCCCATGCCGACTCAACAATCTCTTTAGCGTCATTTACAAAGTCACCCACCATTGTGCTGTAAGTATCGTTTGTAACTGTAGAAACGGTGTCTTCTCGCAACCGCCTTAATACATTATTAACTAAATTTAAATATGTCATGTAAACATTCCGCCAGAATTTCGCCTAATAACGTCGTCAAGAATTTCTCCTGAACTCATATTTTCCAGCTTAGCAACGTAATCTTCATTGAACACATTAAGATCTTGCATTTCTGGAACTTCAAAATTTAATCGATAGTCAAAGTTAGTAGCTTTTGGCGCAGAAAACGAACCCCCAGAGTCTCCTCCGCCATCTTTGCCTCCAAAGCCAGCTGCTAATGCCTCCATTAAATCATCTTCCCCGCCAGGATCTTTGTTTGTATTTTCGGGATCTTTTGTCCCAATAGTATCAAGCGCAGGCTCTGGATCTTTTGTTGCTATTTCTTCGTCTGCATCTTCTCCGCCTTCTTTATCATCCCCAGCGCCTAACTCTGGCTCTTTTTCTTTTGACTCCGGTTCAGAATCCTTGCCATTGATTATTTCGTAAACCGTTTCAGCATCTTTTATAGGATTAGCAGCAGCTTCTTCTTGAGTTTCCCCGTCCTTGTCTTCATTAAGGTCTTCGTCACCTTCTCCATCCTTTGTTGCTGGATCTTGGGTTTCGCCAGGATCTTTATTCCCAATCAGATCTTGATAAGTTTCGGCATCCTTAACGGGATTGTTTAATATTTCAGCTTCTGTTTCACCGTCCTTATTATCAGGGTTGGTGTCTTCAGTTTCGCCATCTTTTACTTCTGGGCTATCTGTTTCTTGCTCTCCATCCTTTCCATCAATAACGTCAGCACCAGTTTCTCCATCTTTAGTCGGATTGTTTTCTCTTTCTTCTTGGCTTTCCCCGTCTTTAACTGGATTGTTTTCTCTTTCTTCTTGAGTTTCGCCGTCTTGCCCACCGTCTTTGTTATCAAAAATAATATCAATAATGTCTTGAAAAAATCCCTCAGAGTCTTTATCGGCAATATCTTCGTCTTCAGACTCTCCGTCTTTTGTGTCAGGATCTACGTCCTCTGACTCGCCATCACCGTCGTCATCACCGTCACCATCATCACCATCATCACCATCTTTTGTATCAGGATCTACGTCTTCTGTTTCTCCATCCTTAGTAGTGTCTGCAAAAGCGGTGTCTTCTGCGTCTTTATCAATGCCTGCATTATTTGCAACATTTTCGGCTGTATCTTTTTCTAGCTGCTCAGCTGCGTCGTCATCTTTATCTTTTTCTGCTTGTTCATCGCCTTCTTTTTGCGCATCTTCAGCATCAGTATCTTTTTGTTGTTGCTCAGCATTGTCTTTTTCGGTTTGCTCCCCTTCTTTTTCTGCCGACTCAGCATCTTTCCCGTTTTGTTCTGAATCTTTTTCTTGCTGTTCAGCAGCAGCATCTTTATCTGCTTCAGCATCCTTATCTTTTTCAGCAGACTCATCAGCATCTTTATCTTTTTCTGTTTCTTCTTGAGCGTCCTTATCTTTTTCAGATGACTCTTGGTTTTTATCTTCGTTTTCAGAATCCTTTTCGGCGCTTTCTTGGTCTTTTTCTTGTTGCTCTGCTACAGCGTCTTTTTCCTGTTGTTCTGCATCATCATCTTTACGCTGTTGCTCAGAATCTTTTTCATCCTGCTCAGCCTGATCTTTGTCAGACTGCTCTTGATCTTTTTCCTGCTGTTCGGCTTGTTGTTCTTTGCCGTCCTTTTCGCCTTCTTCGGCGTCTTTTTCTTTCTGTTCTGCTACAGTATCTTTTTCGTCCTGTTCAGCATCCTTGCTAGACTGTTCTGCATCTTTTTGATTTTGTTCTGCTACATCTTTTTCTTTCTTTTCTGCCTGGGAATCCTTATCCGCCTGCTCAGAATCCTTGCCTTCTTGCTCCGCGTCCTTTTGATCTTGCTCAGCTTGATCTTTACTTTGCTGTTCAGAATCCGCATCTTTTGCGGCCTGCTCAGCGTCTTTGTCTTTTTGTTCAGCAGAATCCTTTGCTTGCTGCTCAGCCTGCTCGTCTTTTAATTGTTGCTCTGCATCCTTTTGGTCTTCTTCTGCGTCCTTTGTTTCGGTTTCAGCGTCCTTGTCTTTTTCGGCATCTTCTGCATCTTTTTGTTTTTCTTCTGCAGCGTCTTTGTTTGATTGCTCAGTGTCCTTGTCAGCTTGCTCGGCGTCTTTATCAGCTTTTTCAGCCGCATCCTTTTCTGACTGCTCAGCTTGATCTTTACCGTTTTGCTCGGCTGTGTCTTTTTCTGCTTGCTCAGCATCGTCTTTTTGTTGTTGTTCGGCGTCATCTTTTTGCTGTTGTTCGGCCTGATCCTTTTCTAACTGTTCTGCAGAATCCTTGTCAGACTGCTCTGCAGCATCCTTGTCAGATTGCTCTGAATCTTTATCCGCCCGCTCCGCCTGATCTTTATCTTCTTGCTCTGCAGCATCCTTGTCTGCATTTTCAGATTCTTTATCAGACCGCTCAGATTCTTTATCAGACCGCTCAGAATCTTTTTTGTCTTGCTCAGCGTCGTCCTTTTGATCTTGCTCCGCATTATCCTTTGCAGTATTTTCAATTTCCTTGCTGAATTGCTCGGCATCCTTTGCTTCTTGCTCGACATCATTATCTTTAACTTTTTGCTCAGAATCTTTTTCTTGTTCTTCTGCGTCCTTGTCTTTTTCTGACTCTGTATCTTTTGCCTCACGCTCTGCATCTTTGTCTTTTTCGTCTTCAGCAAAATCTTTTTCTTGTTGTTCTGAGTCTTTTGTAGCTATTTCTGCGTCTTTATCTATTTCAGAATCTTTGTCTTTTTCTGTTTCGGCTTGATCTTTTTCTAGCTGCTCTGCTGAATCATCGTCAGTAGTGTCATCATCTACATCAGAATCTTTCTGATCTTGTTCTGCATCCTTGTCATTTTGCTCTGCTTCATGAAGCTTTAGTATTGCTGCATAACGCTCAATTAACTGTATTCTGCTTAAGCCTTGAGTATTAAAAGTTGAAAAACCTGGAGCAACGCCAAGATCAATAAGATCGCGAAGCATTTTGTCAGCTGCTCGCTTGTAATGCAGATCATCTTCAAGTTCTTTTATTGCCTCCTCTGAGCTGTTTCCGCCATCAAACAATCCCATGACTACTTACCACCCTTTAGCTTCATGAGCTTGTCAGCACCACGGATTCCAAATGACGCAGATACTGCAAGAAACAATAAATACTGATACCAATCTGGAAGAGTATCCAAAGCAGAAAAGCTGTCATGAACCCTATCAACAATAAGAGGGTCGTCAGCAATGATGCTCCAACCAAGAGCAAATAATGGCACTGCAAGAACAATTGTCCAAAACTCATCCTTCCAGCTAGACGCAGATGCGTCAGCCATTTTGCTTTCCCAATCTGCACCATTCTGTATAACCTGCATCTTAGCCTCATGCTTGGCTTGAGACTGTTGCTGTTTGTTGCCTAGCCATGCTTTAGCTAAACCGGCAACTGGGCCTATCAATGCTTGCAACATACATTACCTCATCAGGTAAACAATGAGTGAAGCGCCGGTTGTTATTGAAATCCAAAACATCCTTTCACCAAATCGCAAAGAATTTGAGTTAGTTAGTACATTATTGGTCAGGTCTTTAATATCCTCTGTATGACCATCAATTTGTTTTTCATGCCGCTCAAGCCGCTTAAATATAGATAGCAGTCTTTCCTCAATGCGAGCAAAATTAGCCACTGTATCTGAAAGCTTGTCTAGCTTGTCTTCTATTCTTTCAAGTCTTTGCTCAGTCACCGCTGTAAGCCTCTCCGCCATTACACTGATCTTGCCACTGAAGTTCCTCAAATGACAAAATGCCGGTTGGCTCGTAGTAATCGCACATGTCATATACGCCGTCATTGGTAACATCGCACACTTGCTGCCATGCAATCATGTCGAAAGTTAATCCCTCTGACCAAGGAATATAGCTTTCACACCACTGCGCGCTGCCTATAACGCCAACGCCGCCTGTTTCAACATACACATGATCTTTCTTTGTATTTGGTAGTGTTAAATGGAAAAGAATATCGCCTCGACTGTAGGCTTTTGTG